ATACTACCACTCCCGTGGGCGATACAAGAGATCTAACAGGCTTGTCCGAGGTCATCAACATGGTCGGGAGGGGTGCGTTGCTGGGCAATATACGTGCTTGGTTCGCTCACGGGTCCAGACACGGGGGATCTGTGTTGGGTTACACTAAGCTCTGGTTGTATGTCAACGCACTCACGATCAAAGAGAAGATTGACTCTGACTATCAGCGACCTAACTGGCAGTTCGCTAACAAGCCGGGTGTGGTCAACCCAATATACGAAGACTCTACCATTGACAGGAGCGTCTGGGATTCTCATCATCCTAAAATCAGAGACGGAAGTATGGGGTGGGCGACATGTGATCCTGGCACCAGCCAGGAGGTTGCTCAGTGTATGGCCGATTTCTACCGCCCGTTCCCGTCTTTCACGTTGACACTACAAGCTCATCGTGTGGGGGCGACACCCGCACCACTCGGACACGTTCTTCCGGGCATAGATGCCGTGGCTTTCACTACGAGGGACTCTTTCGGGCAGCGAACACCGCAACAGGCTGGTGCTCAAACTGTGGCCGGCAGGACGACTCTGCCTACTCTGTCAGACTACATGACGGCCATCAGGCAGTTAGCGGCCTGGCGGAAGGAGGATGACGACAACTTGATCGGGTACTGCATCGCTCTGAGGCTGTCTGCTTGTAAGCTGCAGGATGAGGTAGTGGCCCCAGACGCTCACACAAGGCGATGGCCGATCTGGTATTATGGGCAGGCTGGATCTAGCCTGGGTGTGTTCTTGCCGCCTACCAACACACTCGTAGCGGCCTACGTCCATGGCAGCACCGTGCGTACCGAGAGCAACCTTGACTTGTACTCGCGGGAGAGTGATTGGACGATGAGGGCTATACACAAACTGACGATCTGTGGAATTGAGGCATATTCGCGAGTTCTGCAAACCGTGTGTGTGAACTCCGACGACCTGGACGACATGATCAACAACTCTGTGAGTGTGAGGACGGGGACCGTTGTCATGACAGTCGGGAATAGAGTTTATTACGGGGAGAACCTCAAGTCGGCAGTGCTCTTATACCTTCGCAGGGTCTACGGAATCCGCAATGCGAAGGAAGTCAACGATTTCTTGATGGGACATCGTAGGTTTGCGCCGTTTTTCTCAATGCGCCGTATTGCCGGTGCGTCCAGAGTTCCACTGTGGATTACGGCCCCTGAGTGCGCTTTCTACAGATGTGCGGCCCGCATGCCATGGCATTGGGAAGTGTTGTTGGCTAATTGCAGGTACTCGACGCCGCTTGTTCATAGGCTGGGCTCAGTGGCTCGGAGATCTGCGGATTATGTGTTTACTGTCGTGGGGCAGCGCGTCGGTCGAGGTGTCAAGTTTGCGTGTGTCGAGC